CCTGGATTCCACCAAAAACCCTGGTCGTACTGTGTTTTTCTACTCTTAATCTTTCGTTTGAATTTGCCTGCTGCCTTCGGGTCTATTAAGTTTTGAAGGGTATCTAATACGGTTCTTTCAAATACAGCTCGGGTGTACCAAAGAGAAGCACCTGGTGTATGTCGTCTGGCAAAGTTTGAAATATCTGCGCCTAAGTTCATCTTTTCCCCTGAGGCAAATTCTTGTACGTTTCCAAGTCCCAAACCAAATGTGTCCTGAGCAGTCATTGCTAAAGGGCCTGCTAACGTCTCAATCATGCTATGACCAAAGCGGTTAACGTCTGCAAAGAAGAAGTCACCAAAAATACCAGCACCGCCACCCTGAGCATAAGCAGCGCCCCAGAATTCAGGCGTAGTCATATCTCTTAACTCTCTACCTTTAGTAACATCTTTAAGCTGTAAAGCCATACCGCCGAAGATAGTTGTGCCAATAGAAAGGTGTGCCAGGTAAGATAACTTTGAAGATAAAGCACCTTGCGAAGCTGCCCTATATAAGTGATTAGAGATAATCAACATAGGGAATGTCTTGTACATGAAAGCACTTCTAAACAACTCTCCAGCAACTGAGCCTTTTTGTTGACCGCCTGTAACAATTGCTCTCATGCGGTCGTCAGGCATTAACACCGCATAATCTGTTTCAGTGTCAATCATGCGCTTAACTTTGGCTACTAGCTTACTTGCCTCTCCTACGTCCAGGTCTGTTCGGGCCATCATGTTATCAATAGCAAAGTAGGCTTCACCGTCCCAGGAATCCATACCGGTACTGCGTATCTTGTTCCAATCTTCAGGTGATATGTTGTAGCGTTTTAGGGAGTTTCTAAAGCTATCAGGTAATTCTTTAAAGGCTTTTCCTGAGTGAGTGGAGACCGCTTCCATAGCAATCATTCCATAAGCTGTTCTTAATGAATCTGTCCAGGGCGCAAGACCTGAAGCACGTACTACAAAGTCTGCTAAATTGGTGGCCCAGTTCTGACCGTTAATGTCGGCGTAACGATTAGCTGCTGACGCCTTAGAAGTGAAAGCATCCGCAGGTAGACCCATTTGTATGGCCTGTACTTTAGCCTTTGAGCTGACCATAACCTTTAGAGCGCGTCCAAAGATTTTCATAACCGGCAGACCGTTGTATCTCGCTGTAATTGCTATTGAAGGAATATCTGTTATTGAAGACAGCGCAGCAGAACCTAAGTCAGTTGCAACTTGAACTGCCCTGGCTGCTTGCATCGTATTACCGAATCTTTCGTGTTGTGCCTGGTTAACTCGTCCTGAGGTTACATTCCAGACAGACTCAATAAAGGCAAGGTGCGCCTTCTTACCTTTCGTTCCTTCTTCAATGGCAATCTTATCTTTCAGGTATTGAAAAGTCAGTTCAGGGTTAGTGCCGTATTTCTCCATTAAGGCGATTTCTAGGGCCATCCTGTCCATGTGGTCAGTCATAGCTACATAGAAGTCGTTACGGCCAAATTCATCGTTAAGAACCATCCATTCTTCAGGGTCTTTAAAGATAAGAACTCTGTGTTCCTGGTGTTTGTTTCCTAGCTTGCCTGTCCCTCTTTGACCAGGCTTCATCTTGTTCATTCCACCTGTTGTGATTGAGTCGTAAGCAGCGTCAAGTAACTCACCTAACTCCTTATCGTTCATTGGCAGGTCTAGGTCGTTACGCATCTTCTGCCTATCCATAGCAGGGAGGAACTTTTCAATAAACTCCTCTTTGCTAATTTTGCTAACTAATTTTGAATCCCACGAATGAGGCCACCAGTTTTCTAACTTAGAGATATTGCCACCTGCTGCGTTAAACATCTCGCGAGCTTTATCAAACATTTTGTTAACGTCTTTGGCGTGCGCTTTGGCTGCTGCGTTCCCTGTGTCTTTGCCCTGGATTTCCAGGACTGTATCTCTAGCCAGGTTTACATCTTGAGTGAGACCTGCTGTTCTTGTTCTAAGAGCACCCATTGTTTCAGCAACCATTGAGTGAAGCCCACCTAAAATACCTTTGGCATTGTAGTAAATGTTATCCAGGCTCATATTTTCTGAAAGGTCTTTAACCAGGGTAGACATAACGCCCTTAGCCTTACCTTTAACGTGTGAGTCAACCTGCTTGTCTAGATCTATACGTTTAAGCAAGTCTGCTGCTGCGTTCTTACGTTGAACAGCTAATTCTATTTTTCTATTCTCTAGGGCTTTCTTGACAGCCCATTGTGCGTAAGCCGTGTCAGCGCCAATACTATCTTCAGCAAACCTATCAATATCCCTGTACAGCTTCTTAGCCACATCTTTAGAAATCTTCCCTGCTTTAACTGCGTTTTCAATACACTTTTCAGACATTAAGCTGCTGCTCCCATTACACAAGCAAAAATATCGGTCATTGCTTTTTCTTCCTGGTCTAGTTCTTCAAATACTTCCTTAGCAGGTCGAGCGCCTAAAGAGGTTTCGCCTGTGTCGTCTGCTATTTGTAAGTGAGGTATGCTTGTATCTTCTGCGCTGGAAATGATTTCCCTGGCATTGGCTATTTTGATTGCGTCCAGCTCTGCGACTTCTGCTTCATCTAGAGCTTTTGATACGTCACGTGGTTTAGGTGTGTGTAGTTCTTTGTTTTTAAAGTGAGAAAACAGTTGGCTTTCATCTCTAAGAATATCAGGATTCATTATTCTGATTTCATTCTCACCACCAATGTTATTTACATCTCTTACAGCGTCGTAACCGTCTGCTAACTCTATTAATTCGTCTTCGGAAAGGTCGTCTAAGAACTCCCCGTTCCTGCCTTCGTAATCAAGTATTTTTGCTTCGGGGTCTATGTATAGTTTTGCTACTTTCTCACCGCCCATTCCCCAGGCAAAATCTTGTGCCACTTCCTCGCTTGAAGATGTACTCAAACCCAGCCTATTACCACCCGTTGACGATTCTTTTTCATCACCACCAAGAGGCTCAAAGTCTTTATCTGCTTCTAGCTTTTCGCTAAATTCGTCGTCGCCACCGTGATAGACGGTAAGTTCTTCAACTTGTTCCTCAACACTCTTAACCACTGGGGGCGTCTCAATAACTTCTTCAGGAACGTCTAACCCATTGGCCCTGTAAATAGCCTCAATCTCAGCGTCTGATAACACCCTTCCTTCTTTTAGTGCTTCCTGGGACTTGGCGTAAGCGACTAGGTGAGCGTCGTGACTGTCGGGCCTAATGTCTTGAATCAGTTCTGCGTAAACGTCAAGAACGTCTGCTTCTGTTGTCTTACCTTCTGCCCTTAACTTACGAGCGGTCTTGCCCAATGTAGCAGCGTCAATAGCGAGACTGCCAAAGCCACGGACAACACCACCACCAATAGAAGCGCCAAGAATCCTAATAGCAGCGTCTTGAATGTCGAAGGGCGAATTAATCTTTTGTTTCCAATCATAGACCTGGGGAGTGATTGCGAATTCAGCGCCACCTGCGACAGCAGCTTCAATCTTAAAACTACGCCAAGCATTGCCCATAAAACCACGACCAACACTCGCACCACCACTAACAAACATTGAAGCAAACATTAATGGGTCAGCAAAGTAAGCACCTGTACTAATAAGGTTTCCTACTAAGGCAGCATTGGTTGAAGAACGCGCTTTTAAGTCTGCCAGGTAAGCTCTTTTCTCAGCTAAGCCTGCTTCTACTTCAGCTTCTATTTCCTGGTAAGTCTTTAATCCTAAGTCAGGGTTTTGTTTGCGTAGTTCTTCGATTGTCTCGCTAAGACTAGCAAGGTATTCTCTGTTCTTGTCCAGGGGATTGTCGCCATACTTAATACCAGCGCCCTTTCTGTCTTGCTGTAGAAATGACTTTCTATAACTTTCATCACCTGTCAACTTGTAAAGAATGTCAAACTGTTCTTCTGTTGGCGGGGCAAGGTTCATAGACTCGGAGATACCTAATTCTTCGTCTAAAACATAATCCCAATCGGCTGAAATGTTTTCACCATGCGTACCTATACGGTCAGTCTCTGAACTAGCAGGAGACATAAGCGCTATTTCGCTATGATTGTCCAGGCCCTTTTGGTCAAAGTTAATCACTACTTCTTGGCCCTAGGGTGAGCTTTTTTTGCTTTAGGCATATAAACCAATTCAAAAGGCTTGTTTGCCAATCCTGGTTTCCAGTTCTTACCAATCAAATACCGGCCCGTCATATTTTGTAAGCGGTAGCGACCATTACCAACAGAGACCAGGCGTATTCTTTGGTCGTTAATAATGTCAGAGACTTCTTCAGAGGTCATGCCTTCAACACCACCCATAGTGTCAATATCTGCCGGACTCACTCTTTCTAGCCAATCTTCAACACCGCCAGCATCCATACCTCTAACTGGTGCTTCAATTCTTGAATCCATATCAGCAAACGAGCTCATGCCTTCATCGCCATATCTTCTAAGACCTGAAGACTGCTGCCACTCAATCGTTACAAAACCGCCTGTAATTTCATCGATTGCTGCTTTCATTACGTCTTCTTCAACACTGTCTTTTTCAGCTTGATACATGCCTGCTGCTGCCATCTTTTGAGCGTACAAAGCTCTGACTGCGTCTCTGATATAGCCGTGTTGTGCTGGTGTCTCTGAGTAGGTTGAGCCTATTTCTGCGTCTACCAGGGAATTGAAAGACTTATCTACAATGCCTGGGTTATCTTTTAGGATTTCAGCGCCTTGTAGAACATTACGCCCTACCAAGCCTTGGCCGTCTAATACCAGGCCACCTGCGACAACGTATGCGCCCGATTCATCCTGGAACATTGCAGACATTACTTCAGGAGCGCTTGTACCGAAACCCTCAGTGATTCTTTGTAGTAGTATTGCTTGTTCGTTAGCTGAGCCGTTCTGTAACTTGTACAAAAGGTCTTTGGCTTCATCTTTAGTAACAGGGGCTATCTTTTCTCCGTAGTGGTCAGAGGCAATGTTTGCCTGAATTCGTCTGTTATTTAGTGAGTGAACATCGTTTAAATCTAAGTGATTAACACCCTCAGCAACACCGTTCTTAATTGCCAGGGATAAACCATCTTCTTTTAAAGCCTTTTTGTCGGCCTCCTGGATTGCTTCAAAGTTCTCCAGTAGGTTTGTTTGGTGGGCTGAAAGGTCACTTTGCCCAAGCTCAGTGATTAGAGCTTGTTGTTGAGCTGGTGGTAGCTTCTTAAATTCTGCTGTATCGGCAGCAACATCTCTAGCCTGGCTTAATTGTTGGGCATAAATAGTACCTTTGGCATTTTCTATTAAGGCGTCTATATCTTCAGGAATATTACCAACGGCCAATTCTTTAAGCGCTCCGTCTGACTCAAACTTAACCCTGTTTTCTTTCTTACTAATCAGGGCTGTCATTCTATTTTCTACTGTGCTTGTAGCATCCAAAGACACACCAGCAGTAGAACGGTCGTCTTGTAATTCTTTTAATGCTTCTTTTGCAGCGCCTATACCATCGATTTCTAATACATCGTTAAACTTGCTAACGACAGTCTCAATGGCGACCCTATCTTTTAATTGTTTTTTAACCTGGGCAGCAGCTCCTGGCGTAATAATGCCACTTTCAACAGAGTCACTAATAAGCTCGTTAAAGTCTGCGTATTCCTTAGCCTGAAGCTCTGTATCTCCCTTATAAGCAGACATTACGATAGAGTCAGCTAAGTCACTGGATGAAGTGCCAACTTCGGCAGCATTAGCAGCTTTGGCCCTGGCTGAAATATTGTTATTAATATTCTCCCTGGCATTGGCAGCGTAATAGTTAATCTCTTGTTTGACGATAGGAGAAATACGAGCATCCATTTCACCTGTCATACCTTTCACTAGCCCTTCAATATCTGCATTAAAAGTATTAATGTCGTGAGAGTTGTTATTGTAAGAACTACTGACCGATTGCCTAATGTCTGTCTTTACTTGTGCTCGATAAGCAACCAATGCTGATTTGTTAAAAGCATCGTTATAGACTGAGCCTGATTCAAGTAGTTCTGGTATTCCCTCAGTGCCTATTGCCTGACCTTCAAACATTCCTTTTTCCTGGTCTAGGACGTCGGCTTTGTGCCTCTGTTGTGAGGAAAAATTAGTTAGTGTATTAGATAGAGCTTCCCAGGTTCTAGCAGAGCTCATGTCTGCTGCCTGTACTTGTCTACCTTGTTTGAATTGATACTCTTTAAATGCCATATCTAGTAATTAGAAAGTAGAGAAGACCCTGCTTTAATCCAGCCAGAAGTAACTGCTGAATTCGCTGAGTTGTTTAAGGTTCTGATTTGTGAGCGTGTGTTGATATGGTCTGCGCCTCGTTCCAGGGTGTAATTCTGAAAAGAGTTGTCAGCAATAGTCATTGGTGAGCCTGAAGCTGAAGAAACACCAGAGCTGGCCCAGTGCGCTCGTTGTGAAGCTAGGGCTGAGCGTAAAGATTGAAGCCTCATTAGCTCCCTGTCTTTTGCTGCGCTTTCGGTTTGTGCTGCCTGGTCTTTGTAGGCTTGCTTTTGAGCGTACCCTGATTGAATAGCTGCGAGACCGCCAAAGACAGCCGAAGCCGTAGCCATACCGCCTGCCGTTAAACCTGCTCCTGCTAATCCTGGTAAAAATGCCATAGTTTTATCCTGTTACTTGAACTTCGAGTGTTAGACCCAATAAAGTCATTGGCAGAGGGTCTGTCTGCGTTACTGTTACTTGTGTTGTTTTGGAATATCCCAGCATAGGAATCGTCTTAATACCAGTGAATGGCGTAACCGATTCTCCTAAGCCATTACCAAAGGTGCGTTCTGGTAGCGCTCTACCGTTAACTTTGACTCCGCTTGATTTGTGAAGCTGGGCAGATACCTTTAAAATTCTGCGTTTCTTTGAGTTGATAGGGCCTGACTGAAGGGTGATATTGACCGGCATGGTTTTCACCTCTGTATTGAAGTTTAAGCCGACCTCAGCCGTTGTTATTGAGCCCTCAACAGACAACAAACCGCCAGCAGGTGTGCCATTAGCTTTAACTACGCCATCACCAAGAACACGACATTCTTCACCGTTCAAATGGGCAAGACCAGCAAAAGAAGTTGTTGAGCTTCCTGGTGTTGCTGTTACTTGTACTGCTGCGTCTGTGTAGTAATTGTTATCCAGGGCTTCAATGTGATAAACACTCACACCATTAATAATTCGGTTAACGTATAGATAGACCACATCTTCAACAACCGCCACGTCTTTAATTAGGCCATTCGTTGTAAACTTAGTCCAGGCCGTTACTACTTCAGCTCTGTTAGTAATAAAAACCCCCATAGTGCCGTCACCGTTCACGACAAAGAGGTAGTTTCCCTCGTTTTCAACATCACCCGATAGTCCTGCCATAGCGACAGGCGAGTTTGTTAAATGAGGGGCAAGCAAGTTCACTTCGGTGGAGTTGTAGCTCTGCTCAGCAAAGCCGTAGAGATATTCGCGAACCTGCTTACCGTTCCGCTGTATGAACATGGTCGCACCGTCCACACTAATAGGTCGTACTCCTTTTAGAACACCAAACCGAGTTTGTCTTAACACGCTGACACCTTTAGGTTTTATCGGTCTATCAGGTACGTAGAATTCACCTCCTGAAGTAAAGATTTGTAAGTGTCGACCAGAAACAATGTGATAGACAGCGTTCACCTGGTCTGTGTCCAGGGTAATATCTATCGCTTCGTCGTCTGCTGCGACCCCTCTGTCGAAATTAAAGAAGTCTCCAATAACAGAACCCCATAACGTCTGAGGTCTAGCTGTTGAATTAGAAAACCATAGTCGTGATTCATGGAAAGTAACAACACCTGGATAGCCGTGCGCTGCTGACCATACAGGTTCTTCTATTGAGGCATCAATACCGCTTACATCGTTCTGATTAACAAACTCTTGAAGCAATGCCCCGGTTAGTGTTGTAGTGGTAACTGACTCAATTCTAATAATGCCACCGTTACCCTCAAACATACCGCCGACATGGTCAGAGGTAATAGTTGTTGAGCTGTCACAAGTTACGGTAACTGTCGAGCCTATTGAATCCCAATCAGCACCGATAGTAAAAGTGTCTGAGTCATAGTCTCTATTAAAATCAAAGGTAGGCTGGTAGGCGAAAGACAGAAGGGTATTAGTCCATAAATTGTGACTCGTACCCCTCATAATCTTTCTAGGAGAGTGGTTGTTATGGCACACAATCAACGTATCAGCAGACTGTGTCCAGGTAAGTTCTGGTAGCTCTGCTTCCGTGTAATCGGTATCAATATAGTTAACACCTGTACCGTTAAGGTTTGTTACCTTTACTCCGTCCATGTAAACGTACATCTTGCTATCAGCAAAGACCAGTAAGTAAGTCTGGGTGACGTTAAATTCAAAAGTTACCAGGCGTGCTTTGCTATGACCAATGGTATCAATGTATTTCATACCAGGTCTACGCTTCACTCCACCTTGGCCCAGGCAAATAACATTTGTTAGCGTTTGTGCGCCCTTATAGTAACCGTCGTAATCGTGACGTGCTGCTAGGCGTGGGTCTAATTCACCGGCTGTAAATTGAGTTTGTGAAGCTACTGCCTTGGTCATTTATCGTCTGATATTGATTAAAGCCGAACTTTCTAGTCCAGGGCCGATTGAAGGTGTTGATTGAGAATCAATTGTTTTAGCTTTTGTTAATTGTGTATTCGCTATGCTTGTGTAGTAGTCAGCCTTAGTAGCTGATTCGGTAATAGGAATAGCAAAGATAGAGGCTAGTTTGTATTCCAGTAATTCTGTAAAGTAAGCGGGTAGATATGATTCGTCTGGCTTATAGGTGTAATCAAGAATCATCGTAGGTTGGTCTGTGTACAACTTATCAGCATAGATTTGAAAGTTGTCGTTTCCTTTGTCTACGTGCTGAGCTACCAGGAAGTCACTAGGTAACTGAAAGGCGTATTTCCACTGGTTAATGGGCGCTTCGACAAGCCTAGCTAACTGTGCTTTCGTTGAAGCAAAACGCCAGGGGTGTTGAGTTAATAATCCTTCATAAGTAGGCGCGTACAAATTAGCAGCTACTAAGGCTGCCGTTGTATCGTCTGTGAATGAGCTAATCGTTTCTTCACCAATTAATAGCAAGGCGTTTGAGGCTAGATCTATTGAGGTGTAATTTTCTACTGCTGCCATATAGTTAAAAGCCCCCCGATTAAGAGGGGCTTAGTTAGTTACGCTGCTTCGTCGATTTGAACTTTGACAATGCCAGAAGTATCAATGGCAACTGCACCCGCTTTAACTTTACCAAGAGATAACCATGAAACCTTTTCAGGGACATAGTTAACTTCGGTAGAAGCATCAATACCAACCGCTAAGCCTAAAGAAGACTTGTGGAAGGCGTAGCAATCACGAACAGTACCAGTAGAGGCTAAGCCACCTTCTGCGCGTGTCTCAATCATCTTCCACTGGAAGCCCATGAATGTATTAATCTCGCCTGACATTAGAACGCGAAGGGCGTTATAGTCAGCAGACGTGATAGTTGAATCATTCATCATCTTCTCAATAGCTGCTGGAGAGCAAACCATGATTCTGTCGCTCATTGGAACGCCATTATCTGAAAGGATTGAAGAAGCCTCGGTTATCTTAGGCAACGTCATATTTGAGCCACCGTCAGCAATCGTAGAGCCTGCTGAAAGAGCATCAAGAATCAGTTGGTCTACGCGACGACCTAAAGCACTTGCAATTGTTGTAGCTAACTCGCGTCTTTCGTCGAAGTTAACTTCTACCGCGTCAAAGATGTCCGTGTACTCTGGAGCTACGTAGTTACCTAGAGCACAAGAAACTGTGCCGTGTGATACGTCCATTGCTGTTACATCTGACTGAGTAGTACCGCGAGCAGAGGCTAGACCTTTACCCATAGTGCGGAAGTTATGTGTGTCACCCACAACACCTGTACGAACTCGTACTGTGTCACGGAGTTTGCCTGCCGTTTGGAAAGCGTGTTTTACTTCAGCGTCAAACTGTTTACTTGCTGCTGAACTTAGATTGATTGACATTTTTTGTCACTCCTGAATAATTAAAATATTTGTTTTTCAATTCAGGTGACCGTATTGGGCTGAATCTGGCGTTTAAAGAACGCTTCATCTTTCAATACAGGTCTTGTAACAAGAG